ATTAAAACGTAAGCAGTATAACCACAGCCTATTACAGAGTTAGCATAAGTAGGATTTATATTTGCAAATCCTGGAGTCATACCAGCAGAGAAAACAGTTGGGCTGGAAGAATAAGAACTTAGTGATCCAACTCCGCTTAGGTGCCAAGTTAGAACAGGAGAATAAAAATTGGTTATTGAGGCAGATACATTTACTGATCCGCCAATTGTTACATATGTAGTGCTGGTGGATGGGGGGTATGCTCTTACACTAGGGGCCAAAAGGGTGAAAGATACTGAAGAGGTGACTACTGGAGTCCCGACCACCGTGAGAGTAATAGGACTACCGGGATTAGTTCCAGTGGTCCACTCAGCAACGGTAGTGTAGGTATTACCACTAACTAAACTGGGAAAAAGTTGCCACGTTGGAACACTAATGTTACTACTAGTTGCATTAGTAAATACAGGTACCATGGTCAGGGGGGTGCCATATAGGAGAGTTGCTCCATTAACACTTGTCCCTGATGGATCTTTTACAGTAAAAGAAGTAATTGTAGTGGTCATGCTTTACCTTTTAGGCGTATTGCTCAATATCCAACTGCACAGTTACAAGCGAAGCTGAGCCAGATGCAGTTACAGCCATTGATACTACATCTCCCATATGCAGAGTAATGGGAGTAAATGCAACAACTTCAATAAATCCAGTATCTCCAGAAGTTAAGCCTATGGTGGCAATTATGGTTCCATTTATTTTGATGACCAAAGTGCCGGTCCCAGGAGTTCCAGAATAATAGAAAATATTGCGTAATGATCCTGGTCCATCTATTCTCATAACTGGTTGATTATCAGTGGTTAAAACGGAAGACTCATAATAGTAACGAATTGGAGATTTAACCACATTTGTTGGGTGAATGTGATCTTCTCTCGATCCCAGAGCGGCAGTTCCTTGGGTGGCTGCTGTAGGGGAGGCAGGAAGGGGCTCAGCATCGCCAGGAGCGGCTAATACGAGGGTCTGAAGGGATAAAGCCGTGGGAAATGGGTGAACGTGATCAGAATGGGCTGCGTTGGTATCTGTGCCTATAGCAGCCGTGCCCAAAGCTTTGGGAGAAATTCCACCAGGATTTGGGGTTAGCTGCAATTGAACAGTATTTTGAACTCTACTCCAATTTGTTCCATCTGAAATAATCCAATCACCGGCATTCCAGGTATTGATCCCATTGATAAGTGTATCCCCAGCGTGAGAAACGATATAATACCACCCACGGCTTCCTACTGGAACTGTGTTGGATAATGTTGGTATATTAGTTGAGGCATCCCAAGTTCCTTTTAAAGACAGAACATCCTGAGATTGGTTAATGGTGGGTCTAAAAGCAATTTCAATATTGGTATTAGTCACATTAATGACTTCACCAATTCTCTGGTAATTTGGGCTATCAGTAGGTTGATGGGTTGTTATTTTACCGGCCAAGTGATTGTCAAGAAATACCGAAGAACCAATATCAGCGGAAAGAAAAGTATAACTATCCCCACTCCCATCTCCCTGAATTAAATTAACTTGGTTGTTAATTCCTCCAGTGTTAACCACCATAGGGGTAGTATTGTTAACCCAAGGGTCTAAGGTGAACCCCATGGCGGGATAACCAGCAACAGCATTAGCGAGTCTAACTTTTCTTGCATTAGCTATACTATCCCAATACATGTTTACGAAAGAGCCTGGATCAATATTATTGTCCGATAGGGCTTCAAAAGGAGACTGGGCTCCGCTGGTATCCTCAATGACTAATCTAGAGATTGGATCAAATACTACCGGTATATTTAATGGCATTAAAAACTCCTTGATTTCATTTTTCTTTGAGGTGCTTCATAAGCTAGATCCTCTTCAGTGGCCTCTGATTGTTCAGGGTCATTGGCCAGAGCTTCCTGCATGGCATTTGTTCTGTCATTGGGAAGATCATGATGACTTCTCTGGGTAGGCTCTACAACCTCTCCAGAAATATCTAATCCATATGCTTGCTTTAGTAACTTAGAAGAGAATAACAAAAAGGCCCCCTAAATTAGAGGGCCAAAGTTGAAATCAAGGGCTAACTTATGCCTTAGAGGATTCGCAAAGTGTATGAAACTTCTCCATGAGGTTCCAGCGGAAGGATCGAACAGGCTGAATCAAAGGCATTCCTGCCTCATCGGGAGTCCTATCTCCCTTCTTCTGGTTACACTTGAAACAAGCAGCAACCAAGTTACCTGGGTTGCTTCCACCACCACGGCTCCTAGGGAGAACGTGATCAATGGTTGTGGCCTTATTTCCATCAGGTCCACAATACTGGCAAACGTGCTTATCACGCTCAAGAATACCACGAAAACCGCGACCAACAGTGATCTTCGACTCCTTAACAGCAGAAGCAGAAGGGTAGATGATGATCTGGAAGTCCTTGTAAGACTCCAACTCGTAGAAAGCCAAACGAGCCCAGGTAGAAAGATTCAGAGCTTCAGCCCTCATAGTTACCAGGGCCTTAATAGCGTGGCGGCGGGAGACTTCCATCATGGGCAGGAAATTCCTATCCACAGCAATAACCCGATCATTCAGGTGCTTCTTGTTCTTCCGCTTGTCCATAAATTCACCTTTACTAAGGAGAGGGGAAACCTCTCACCCTTATTATACTTCAGATATTCTCTTTTACTCCAAATTATGTTGTTTCGAAGCCAACTCCTTTTTTACCCGAAAGTTTATCAGAATTTAGCAGTTTCTTTTGTTCTTTGAGTCTCTTCATAGTGTCTTCGAAAGAGTAATTGAAGCAAGTAACAGAAACAATAATTTCCTTCAAATGAGCAATAGCAAAATCCTTTGTTTCCTTGGCCCACACTTCAAGGGTATCCAATGGGATGTTCTTGGCTTTTGCCACAAGATAGAAAAGTCTATCATCATAGGAGGGAAGACCAATTGTAATAACTTGGTCAAAACGGCTTGGGCGATCTAAGAATCTGCGGTCAATTTGCTCAGGGTAATTGGTGGTGGCAATATAGACAATGTGGTCTACGGATTTTTCGCCATCAAATAGGCTAAGGAAATCAGCTTCTTCATAGTTTTGAATAAGGGAATCAAAGTCCTCCAAGATGCAAATAATTTTCCTCTCAGGCTCAATAGAGCGAATCATACGAAGGCAGGCGTAACCAATATTGGGATTTTCAAGATAGAGAACTATGCCATCGAACTCAGTTACAAGAGTTTTAGACAGCAGTTGAATGGTGCTAGATTTGCCACCACCCGGAGGCCCTACTAGAAAAATACCACGTTTATGCATGAAGCCGTTAGTAGCAAAGGTGTCCTCTAGGGTCCAAAAACGAGAGAATTCTCTCATAAGTTCTGGCATTTTTCCAGAAGGAAGCACCATTAATTCATCAGTAACCGGAGTTTCTTTGATGAGATAGGGCTGTCCATTGTTAGTCATACCAGCAGAGTAGACTCCGGCTTCTAAAGTGTTTCGAAATTCCTGTACGGAGATAACAACACCGTCTTTATCCGCCCAACCAGACTTAGAATCATTAACGATGAAAGCTTCACTGAACTGAGAGGCCAGACGAGAGTTTCCATCGTTAATAAGAACTTGAGTAACTTTCGTTATGAGATCGCGTTTTTCTTTATCAATAATTTTACCCTTAACTTTTGGGGTAGGGGAGGCTACTTCAGGGCTACATGGATCATATGGGACTGGGTGGCTTGAGGGCTGCTTTCGGCTCATTACTTTTCCTTTAATAGATAAGTATTGTTGATTAATCAACTTTCAATTGCTATTACTGAGGTTCAAGATGTTTCAACTATCAAAAGCTAGCCTGGAAACCAACAAAAGTGAGTTGCAGGGGTCTGGAATATACCGTTTAGCATCAAACTCAGGAAAATGTTATATTGGATCAGCAGGGAGTTCTCGCGGGATATTACGAAGGTTAAAAGACCACTTAATCATGTTAGAAAGAGGTAGCCATCATTCCAAAAAGCTGCAAGCTGCATGGAATAAATATGGGGAACTACATATAACTATTTTGGAGCGTGTAACAGAAAGATTGATAGAACGAGAACAGTTTTACATTGATTTTTACAGGTCTGCAACTGAGGGTTATAATAGCAACCCAATAGCGGGTAAAACTAGATTAGGAACAAAACTATCTGAGGAGACTAAAGAGAAGATCAGGGTGGCTAACACTGGCAAAAAAGCCTCTGAAGAAACCAAAAAACTAATGAGAGAAGTGGCTAAGAGAAAAATGGAAGAAGACCCGGAATTTGGAAAGAAGAGATCACAAAAACTTGTTGGGGTTCCTCGTTCTGAGGAGTTCAAAGCTGGTAGAAGAGCCTTTAAACACTCAGAGGAAACAAGAGAGAGAATGAAGGGGCCTAAGTCAGATGAACATAAGATGAAAATAACTGAGGGGCTGAAGGGTAAACCCAAATCTGAAGAGCATAGAAAAAATATAGCTGCTAGCAGACTTGGGAAAAAATTCAACCACCATGAGTAATTAAATATTGGTTATTTATGGCCTTAAAACTAATGACTTCCTCTCCCTCTACTTCTACTGACTTGAAGACCAATCCCTCACGAATAGCTGCATTAAGAGAAGGGCCAGCACCAGCAAAAGCTAGGATTTTGTCCATAGTGTCATGACTTACAAATACAGGGTAAGATTCATGTAGAATGGGTACAGTCTTTAGTTGGGGTAGAAGAGAAAGAACCTCTTTTCTTTCAGGAGCAGTAAGATGGCGGCGTTTATCAATGTCCCAAATATCAAAGACATAGAATTCCTGGCCCTTGATTTTTTCAGGATTGTTTTGGATGCCTTCTCCAATAAGCTCCCCTTGAATAGCGATATTTCTACCAATGCGAGTCAGGTCTTCACGAAGATTTAGTTTGTTTGCTGTATTCCAGAAAGAATTGCAGGTATCTTCTTTCAAATCCAAATTACGACTGCAAACTCCAAAATCTTCATCCTTTTTGTAGACAGTCATAGAAGATCCATCAAGTTTAATGGACACTTCAAACTTCTTGTCCTTGTATTTCTCAAAATAATGGGTTAGATTTTGAATACGTTCCTGATCCGTCTTACGAATGAAAGGTGGGAACATTCCTTTTACTAGTCCTGCAAGTTGAGCAGGGACTGGGGGCTCCCATTTCTGGATACCTAACAGTTCTGTGAGGTCTGTGCCCTCTTCAAGCCCTTGAACCTTATCCTTGATAGTTTCCTCCCATAGAGGTAGCAGAAGACCTTGGGATACTTGATTTCTTAGTTTCACGGTCTTCAGGCGTTCTCCCTCAACTTCGTTGTAAACCTTCGGGAAATGGTCTGGTTTGGTCAGGAACGGGGCTACAGCCGTTGGAATCCAAGAATCTACCTCAAAGTAGCAGGCTAGGTCTCCAACTTCATAAAGACCCTTCTGGCAAACTACCTTCCAGCCCTTGATTGTGGCCACTTCAATCTTATCTGCATCTGGAATAGGGTCCAATGCTAGAACCTTTTCAATGCTTGCTAGAATTCTTTCCATCTTATTCTCCTAAACAAAAGAACTCCCTTAGACTACTAAGGGAGTTCCATACTTACTTCCCTTTTTCTTAACGGTCTCCCAAGCTCTTAGCAATTTTCTGGATGGCTGAGAGGGCATTACCAACCACCGAAGGAGAAGGCTTGGCACCCTCACGCTCAATGTGGAAGAAAGCGTTAAGGCTAAGGTTCATGAAATTGGCAACGGTCAGAGCAGTGAGGCCAGCGGCCAAACGAGCCCTACGAACAGGGTTGGTGATGCCAGTGATGATGTGGTTACCCTCTTCTTCAGCAAGCTGGTCTGGATCGGGGTCAAAGTCACAATGGCATTCATCGGGCTCATACCCACATTCCTGGCAAAGATCCTCAGGATTAATGGAGTCATCACCTTCAAACTCATCATCCCAATCTGCAACGGAAGAAGACCAAGCCTCATAACGCTGGACATCGGTTCCGCCGTACTCCTCAACCACTTCATACTTGCAGCAGCGGCCCTTGGCGAAATTGTAATCACTGGGGATACTGGTAACATCCTTGGGGTTGATCTTCACGATCATCACACGCTCACCACCGAAGCAAGTCAGGTAGGATAAGCCACAGAAATGAAGGCCAGTAGAACAATGGTTTTCACGGACAGGATCGCAGATATTGCGGTCCATCTCCACAACAGCACCTACAGAGTTGTCAATGGTGCCGGTGTAACAGTCCTTGTAATCCTCACGAACCTTCTTGTAGGCCAAGAAACAACCATCAAGGGTCAGAGGCAGGACGTTGGTTTCCATAAAATCATAGAGTTCGTTGATGGCAGTCTGGCTGGGATTGGCAAACAGATTGCGACAGAAAGCCAACAGGGGCTCAGTATCAAATCCATCACGCCAGAGATCAGCAATACGATCAGACAGGACATTGTTGAGAGGTTCCAGGTTCCAGTAGACTTCCCCAGTTTCCTTATTGAACCACAGTTCATTGCCTGTGGTAGAGAGCTTATTGGCGATGTTGAAGCGGGTCTCAACATCAGACCAGTCACCACTCTTCTGAGCAGCACGGATAGAGTTGAGAACTTCAGCAAACATTGAGTGGGAGCGGTCCATTGTGTAGTTAACGGCTCCGATTACTGCGGTAACAGAGTCACCAGTCAAGATGAATGCTCCGGTCTTATTACTCATGTATTCCTCCTTTTGTATTATACTGCCTTAGCGGTTGCTTCATTCTCTTTTTCTTCAAGAAGATCCATAGCGGTCATATATCGAACCATTGAAAGCAGTTCGGCATAATCGGCCCTCCAAGTATTGAAGCTAGCAAGAGGGTACTTTTTATCAAACCTGTTCTTTTCGTTTTGAAGCTTGGTAAGGGTTCCGTCCATACTAAGACTAATTCCACGGAAATATTGATTGATGCGGCAAACATCCTGGAACTGAGTTTTAACTGCATCTGACTCGTGAACCATAATCCTAACTTTCTCACAGAACTGAATGAAAGGATGTTCTTTGTAAGACTGGAAAAGAGGCATGTCTAGCATAGACTTATTCATGTTGGGAAGATTGAGGTTGGAGAAAGAAACGTTTGCACAAGACAATTTGTCCAGGAGAGTAGGGGTCATCATGGCATAGAATTTGTCCACGATTTTGTTGATATTAACCCAACTATCCAGATTTTCCTCATCCTTAGCAATGGCTTTCTGCATAGCGGGAGAGCCAGAGAAAATCAGAGCATCCTCTTCGATAAGACCAAGACGCTTCAAGGAAGCCACAACGTTCAAGAAATCAGTAGTATAGCCACTATCCTCATTCAAAGGCTTATTGCGAAGTGTGGGGATATAATACTTAGTGTCAGCGTCCAGAGCCTCATCAGTGGCAGGCATCCAGGCATAGCGCCATTCGCTGTTGGAAGTTCGAAGAGTGGTGAAGGTTTCACGATTGACTTTGGTTCCCGCAATCTTTTCCTTCTTAGGAATCAGAGCCCTAATGTCGGAAGAGGGCTTAATAGTAGCACCACCAAGAACTTCCAGGAACTTAGCGACAGCGGCTTCATAGGCTTCAACAGAATGAGTAGGAGTTCCGTCAATTGCGGCTCCCCCCATCTTCTTAAAGGACACGATATAGCGAGGAGGAGTGTTGCAAAGAGTGCAATCCTTGAAATACTTGCGGTAGAGGGACCTGCTACCACGAGTCTCCACATCCTGGATGATCATGATATCTTCATCGGGGATAACCGTGAAATGATCGTAACGATCATCTTCAGAGATAGTCCTACGATGACCACTGATTTGAAGAGTGGTGAACTTAATCGCCGGGTAATCAGCCTGCTTGATAGTCAGGAAATCAGTGAGAGGAGCAGAGTTCCAATTAAAGTTGGTATTACGAACAATCTGGTAAAGAGGCCCATTATGCTTGAAATGATAGAGCTTTTTCATTGCTTCCCACTTAGTCGGGCAGGCATCAATTTCCTTCTTGATTTCAGCCATCATTTCTGCCTTGACCTTCTCAAGCTTGGTGATAATGTTGGCAGTAGTGATCTTATTCATGGAAAGAGTTTCACGAGAAGCTGCGACTTCAAGCTCACCGATAGGGAAGAAAAGATCCACGCCGGAGCCGTTAAGAAGAGCGGACAGATGCTCATGGCGACCACTAATAGCCGGAACCGTATAGGCAACCACACCCTGGACAGCCCTAGCATTGCCACCCTCTTCACGAATAGCCCAGCCATCCCCCTTAAGAACATATTTGGGCTGACTGATACTGATGGCCTTACCAGTGATCTTGGGGATGACCGGGAAGTAGCGAAGGGCTACCATGGCCTTATAGGAAAAGTCGTAGAAATCGTGCTGCTTGACAGGGAACTGAACCTCAAGACCAGTCCGCTCTCCCGCAGATTCCTCTTCTCCCATCTTTACGATGGTGGGCATCCCCTCTTCCGTGAGGTAGGCAGAATACACCTTCTTCACACCAGCAAAATAGGAAGTGACGGTGAAAGAGTCAGTGTAGCTGAAGGGGGACTTGGAACCAAGACCAAGGGCTCCAATATACTCATTGGACTGCATCTTGGTGGACTGGAAGTAGCTGGTATAGAGGTCGTAAATGTCCTTTTCTTCAAGACCAGGGCCGAAGTCCCCCACCTTGAAGAAAGGTTCGAAATTATTGGGAAGATGGACCTCGAAAGGCTTTTCCTGATTGCCATTTGCCACATGAGCATCATAGGCATTACAGGAAAGTTCACGGATGACAGCAGTCACCTTGTCGGAATAGAGGCCATCACTGAGGATCTTGAAAGCCTTTGCAGTTGCCTGGATGGTAAATGTATGTGACGTACCGGTCACACCACCCATTTCAAGCTTGTTGCATTCCCCTTGAGTCTTCATGGTTCTCCTTGGATACAGCTATTATACTGGGGCTAGACGAAGTTCTTACCAGAAAATTTTGACCAACCTTTGTGGGATTTTCGTCTACCAGCAGCTACTTTATGCATAGAGAGGTAATTTAGGTCTTGTACCCTACAAAATTCTCGCAGATTAGTAACGGTTTGAGGTTCCCCTGCTGGGTTTAAAAATTGATAAGTTTTTACTGTAGCTTTTAAAGCATTTTGGTAGGCTAAATCCGACAATTTTTGCCCTTTGTACATTTGCCTTAACTTCTCTTTGTTTACTTCTGACAGGGTTTGACCTTGATGAGCCTCCGACATTCTCTTTTTGCTCTCTTCTGAAGCTTTTTTGCCTAAATTCCTGCTCCTCATCTTTTCTTTTAAGGCTTCTGAGACTAGAGAAACTACCCCTCCTCCTGCTCTAAGATTATAGCCTTGGGGCACCATTGTATCTAATTTTATTACAAACTCAACTTCTTTTATGTTTAGCTCTTCTCTGGAATTACACTCACATAAAATTTCCACTGAAAAGTTGTCCCATCCATATTTTTGAATGGCCCAAGCAATGGGCATATTTTTATAGGTGGCTGAAGATAAAAAACGATGACCTCTAACCCTTTTTTCAAGCGACTGAGCGGTTTGACCTACATATTTTTTATTTGTTATTTTATTAGTGATGCAATATACGAGCATGTATCTCCCCATATATTACCCCCTAAAGTTTGTTTTTAAGCTCTTCTCTTATTTTCATTAGAACTTTGCCCAATACATTTTCACCAATTCCATCACATACTCCAAAATGAGTGTCTCCCCAGGTGTTACCTTCGATGAGTTCTTCATCTCCAGTCTGGAGCAGGAGTCTCCCTAGGGTAGGATTTTGGGTAAATTTTGCCAAGCAAATCTCATACATGACCTGATTTTTAACCTCTTCCCAATCTGCACGAAGAGGGAGGTTCTTTCCCAGACGCTTGGCCTGACCGGGTTCAAGTTCCAAGAACCACAATTTTTTAGTGGGGTCAAAGGTCTTGGAAGCCTGATAAGCGGCTTCTGAATTACGATAGGTGAGTCCTTCATAGACCACCTGACTGATCCAAAAATTGGAGAGGAAGCGATAGTAACCTGAAAAAGAGTTAATCACGCTTGTACCCCAGTTCCAGAACGGCATACTTATAAAGCTGAAGGATCAGTTCGTTTCTGGGGTCCATAAAACCAGGGAGCGTGGACTGAACCACGGGACATCCATGCATGTAATCTGCTGTGAACTTATCCAGAGCAGCAAAGAGTTCTTCCTTTTTCATTTCCATTTAACCCCTCGCATTCAAAAGAATATTCAGCCCCATCTCATAACCCTCTTTGGAGAGCCCAATACCTTTAGCTGCCATTTCAGCCGCCATCCTCTCATACCAACGGCGAAGGGTATAATCTCTATCCTCTTTGGTTGGATTGAGAATCTTTTGAGCTTCTGGAATAGAATTAGCGAAGCCTAAGATTTCATATTTCCCATATTTGTTGTAATCACCTTCGTAGCCAGTGATAAAACGATCTCCACCAAACTTACTGTGAAGAACAATGAAAGGCATGATGCGAGAATCCATATCAGAATTCCCAGCAGTAATAGTAACGAGCGTGACCCAGGCTAATGCTAGAGAAGCTCTTGCTTCCAACATATTTCCCGGTTTTCTTGGAAATCTTAGCCTTGACCACACCGTTGAGAGGCTTGTCCCAATCAATGATCCATTCCTGGTGGCCCATGCCCAGTTTCTTGGTGGTATCGGCATGGTGTTCGTACTCAGTAAGCTCCAAGTAGAGGTAGGCGGGGGTTTCCTTGATAGCCAAAACCTTTGCTGGGTGAGAATCTGAGCCATAGCTAATGGTGGCCTCAAGGCCCTCGTGGATGTCCATTTCTTTGCCGTTGATTAGCATAATGTGAATCTCCCTATGCCTATTATACCGAGCATAGGGAGATTTCATACTAATTATTTTTTAATTTGTTGCCACCACACTGGCAGGTAGTTTAAAGGGGCTAATACTGATTATTCTACTAAAAATTTTATGCTAGAGTTGTCATTCAAATGATGCAAGGCTTTAATGGTTTTGTAATTTCCCTCTAGCTCTGCTAGCTCAAGAAATATACTAAAATGGGCTTGTACATGAGCGGCCATTAGTTTGCGCCTCTCTAATTTAATTCCTTCAAGGGCCTTAATCATGCGCTGATCGTCCGTAGCCATTCCGCCCTCCGTAATGAAGCCTACAAAAGAGGAATGGCTACTGATTTATTTTATTTACTTTCCAACCACGCCTTCGGCTAGAATACGAGTTACTCCATTGCCATGCCAGGGGGTCTGGACTACACGATAACAGTCCTGTCCATCAGCATCCTGGTAAAGAGCAACATTGATGGCCCCATTCCAAGAAGCGGCGGTAGTGGAAAGCCCCGAATTTTTGGTGCCACAACGAGTAACCCCGCCTCGGCTACCCTGCATTACTCCGTAAAAATGACTCATACTTGCTCCTTTTTATCCGTTTCCGGAGGAATAGTTCGATGTCCAAACTTTGTAGCAACAGACCACTTACTTTTATAGTCATCTGGGTGAGTGATAGTGGCTAAAACCTGTTTACAGTGAGAGCATTCCATAAACCGCAGAAGGGATGTGTGGTCATCTGCATCCTTTGGGGGCAACCAGTCTTCAAGTAAAACGTGGTATTGATGACCTTTAAAATAACAAAGTAGTCTCATTAGGACGTAGCTCCTGCATTCATTATACTAGACGGATTAAGATTTCATTACAAGTATTTTTGATCAAGTCACAATACTCATGAGTGCATAAGAAATTTCTCTCTCCACCAGTTCTTTAAGACACTCTTCTTTCCATACTTTACCACCAAAATCAGTGGTCAGAAGCTGTGTTCTGAGTTGGGATGTAGTCATATCTTTTGGTTCCATGATTACCTCTTCCCCCATACTATACTAGCTAAAAAAGAAAGTTGCCCCAAGAATTTTTGAACTCTTGGGGCAACTATTATCTAAATGATATTATTATTTAAATTGATTACTTCTTTACAGGAGCAACCACAACCTTCTTCTCGGACTTGACAGTCTTGGCCTTCTTGCTCTTCTTGACAGTCTTGGCCTTCTTCACTGGAGCCTTCTTAACCACAGCCTTAGGAGCTACGGAAGCCACAGAAGCGGCAGGCTTGACAGCAGCGGGGGCCTGAGCGAAAGCTAGGGTTCCAGCAGCGAGTAGTAGGACTAATAGGGACTTCTTCATTTTGACTCTCCTTAAAATGGCACACAGGCCGGTAGAGGTACTTACTTATACTGCTATTTTTATGCCAAATTTTATAAACTGATTTAATTGAAGTTACTTTATTTTCCTGTGCTTCCAAACCCTCCTGTGCCGCGAACTGCATCACTAGAGTTGCATTTTGCACGAGATATTGGAGCGAATACCATCTGAGCAATACGATCCCTAAAAATCTCTATCTAAGAGAAGTTCACCAGTTTTGGAGTAATAATCGCTTCTGCATTCATGACAAAATTCAAGTTTACGCGCCTCTGGAGTCGCATTCCTATTTTGGAGTCTAAAATCTAAAGCATTACATATAAGGATTCAAAATTTAGTTTCCGGTGCTGCCGAATCCCCCGGTCCCCCTATTTGTAACTTCCAAGGAATCAACTTCTTCAATCTCAAAATGAGAAGCTGGCATTGGAACTATTTGTGCAATCTTTAGTGGTAACTCCAGGTCAGGAGCAAGTTTATCTACTTTTCTAAGGGCCACAATGATGTTTCCAGTATAGCTCTGGTCAATTACTCCAAGATTGTTAGCTAGTATGTAGCCTGTTTTTGAGATTGAACTTCTGGGGACGAGCGCCAACCACCAGCCTGGAGTGGGTTGAATTTTGATGCCTGTGTCGAAAAACTCCACATCTCCAACTGTTTTCAGCTTAGAAATTATCGTAATGTCATAGCCAGAGTCTGAGATATTAGTTTTACTAGGTATTTTTGCCTCAGAGCTTGTTCTCACACATTTAAAGGTCGCTAAAGTTGTGCCGGGGCCAAAAGAAGGGAGCCATGCGGCTAGTCTTCTAAAGAGTGTGTATTTTCTTTCTAATTTGAATGAGGTATTGCTGTAGATTCTACCTAAAATGTCAAGAGCATTGGACCCAGCATACTCTAAGTGGCAGCAAGCCCCTTTAGACAGAGATGAAGAAACACCCAAGAAGGCTTGAAGGCTTTCAAGAAACTCTAATGATCCAGAAGCGAAACTACACCTAGGGTAGTTATAGAACTCCTTGTCTTGAGTCACACAACCATCTCCATCAAAAAATCCGGCTACGAAAGAGAGGGTCAATTCCGGGGAGAGCAAGGGAAATTTGATACCAAAACACTTTTTACCGTGTGAGCCTAATCCAAGATGTGTGATGACATCTGAAGCAATCTGAGTCGAGTTAAAAGTTAGCCCACAAATGTCCTTGTTTTTCTTTGAGATAACGGGACCACACTGGGACCAGTTAGCAATAGAGGTTAGAAGATTATAGCTAGATTCATCAGATTCTTTTAAAGAAATGTTGACCGCCCCCTTTCCTATAGATCCGTCTGAAGCAATTAACCCCAAAACATAGGCTTTTTCGTGAGTGTCTATAACAGAAAAGAGGGTGTCATCAAGTGGGTATTTCATGTTGGGATTCTTTCTTCCAGAAAATTTTAAGGTTCTTGAGCAAAATAAACATATGTCCTTGCCTTCGTTGTTATTTCTAAACCTGAGGGCGTCCTTGTAGGGGTAATTATATTGGCCTCTACATTTATCAGATACTCCAAAGTCACAGGTAACGGTGACTTTGGAGTGAGAGCCTTTGGTCAGGTATTTTACTTCTTCTTTTATCATTTCTAGTCCTTATCAATGATTCCTCTACTAAGGACTAGAAAGTTATTTAACCACATTTACTGTTACTGAAAGCACAGGAAGTGCATAGTTCGGTTAAACACCCGGATTCGCGTCTAAATTCAAGGGGTTCACCACATTCTGGACAAACTTTGCCCTTGGCTTTTTCTTTTTCAATGACTTCTTCATCAGGAATATACTGTTTAAGGACTCTAGCAAATACAGCAGGAGCATCATACATGTTAGCGATGTTGGATTTTGACAATTGCTCGACAATATCACCAACTGAAACACCATTTCTCAAGGATAAGGAAATCATACGACAAATAGTGATGATGTCCCCGGCTGGAAATCTCTTTCCAATGTCATTAATCTTCAATTGATCTTCTTCATCTTCTGATAGCTGAACAGCTAGGGTGTAATGACCTCTAGACTTCTTTGTAAGTGTGGCTAAATGATACTGAGTGGGTAGGCTAAGTCCATCTTCGAGACCACCAAAGACCTCAATAGGTTTGCCATCCACATTACCAACTAAGATCATGTAGTTCTTGTCCTTATACCTAGTCTTATGGATGTCGGCTTGAGTTACTTTGGGTCTTGATACTCTCTTATTGATGCCCACATCTTCCTTGATGGCATTTAGAACACCAGTGCGGCATCCATCACGATAAACAGTGAACCCTTTGCAACCATATTCGTGGGCCATCTCATACAAGGCTCTTACATCTTCAACAGTAGCAGTAGATTTGAGGTTAGTGGTGATAGAAATAGCGGAATCAATGTATTTTTGCATCTCTCCCTGCATACGAACCCTAGTTCTGGGGTCAACATCTCCAGCTTCAACAAAAATTCTCTTAATATCCTCTTCAGTCCAACCAGCATCCCTAGCATTTTGAATTGCTTGATGATAAATAGTGTACACAATCACTTCTCCGGTACCCTGCACCTTAACATTTCTAGTGCTAGCTCTTAGGAAAGTGGGTTCAGAGCCCGAAGAACAGTTAAACATAACAATACTCATGCTTCCATTGGGGGCTTGAGTCAAAAGTGCAACGTTACGAATGCCATATTTCTTAATGTCATATTGAATAGCCTTGGGGAGTCTCTGAATGAAGGGGCAATTCTTGTGTTTTTCCCAATCAAAGGCCAAAAATGAACCTTTTTCTTTAGCTAAATTAACAGATTCAGAGTAGGCTATATCTCTTAGGAAGGAATAAAGAGTCTTAACGAAGGCGATAGCTTCTTCTGAGTCGTAACGGAGGCCAAGAGAGGCCATAGCATCAGACAAACCGGTGTTTCCTAGACCAATACGGCGCAATAGAATGGCCATAGCCCTTTGACTTTGAATTGAAAGGCTGGCAGCATCAATTCCTTTGATATTATCCTGAGCCCTAACTGCAAGACGTAGGACTTTTTCATAGAGAGAGAAGTTAAAAGTGGCTTCTTTAGTCCACGGATCTGTAATGAAAGCCGGTAAATAGTGGGTTCCTAGGCAGCAGCTATCATCAGCAGGTAATGGCTGCTCACCACAAGGATTTGTAGCGACAACTGCAAAGTCTAAGTCATAAATAGTTGTCTCTTCCCCGGTCATGGGGTCAATAAAGGTAAACTCTGGTAGTTGTCCATAATAATCTGAGGTAGATTCTCTAGAGATGTGATCCCAAAATAGAATTCCGGGTTCCGCAGATTTCCAAGCGGAGTGCATAAGAGTGGACCAAATACTTTCAGCACTCACTTTCTTAGAAACGGGAGCATATTTGCTGGCATCACCGACAAAAGTAAATCTCTGTTCATAATCTGTCTTATTCTTGACAGCAGCCATAAATTCATCAGAAACCATGACCGAAACATTTGCGTAAGAAGTGGATTTCACTCTATCCGCAATCGCGGCATATTCTTCATCATTGATGTCAATGCCCACTGCTGCTAGTTCTTCAAAGAAGGGTTGAAGGGGTTTGTCCATCTTCATTTCAATGAACCTAGTAATATCAGGGTGATGAACCGTCATACACTCCATTAAGGCCCCTCTGCGACCTTCTTGTCCAATAAGACCTGTTACATCAGAGAAGAAAGGCATGAAGCTAGCGGCCCCCGTAGAGGTCTTTGCAGCATTGTTTGTGAAAGCACCATAAGGACGTAGATAATTTAAATTAATCCCACACCCACCACGGCTAGCAAAGGTTCTAGCCATGTACTTTGCAGTATCAAAGATAGATTCTAGAGAATCCTTAGGGCTTGGAGCAACAAAGCAGTTACTCACAGAGGCTTTTACATAAGGATTTCCAAGAGCATACATCCCACTACCTTGTGGGGAGTATTTCCAGTCTTGAAGAATATAGAGAAACTCTTTATACCAGTAATCGAAGTCTTTATTGGTAGGGTTTGTTCTAATTTCTTCATTAGCAAGAGCTACTGCTTCTCTTTCCCAGGTGTCCTCAGGAGTGCTTTCTAGACAAGTGCCATCTGAAGAATGAAGGGCATATTTATTAACCCAAACATCTGAAGCAATTGCAGCGGTATTGGTAGTGCTACCTTTTGATAAATACCAGAGGTAACAGCTTGCGTAACTTTCTGCTTTACTTTGTTGTTGAGAAGTAGGCTCTACAATCCTTTTATCCTTTAGGTATTCCGACACCAACTCTAGGAAGGTCTGACTCACTGTGTTGCTCCTTGCGTGTAATATGCTATGAAAAAGTCAAAAATTTGATGGTTATCATCTAAGTAAAATAAGCAATTTTATGTAATTTCCATACCGGACATTTTTTGCTATTCTGTGTCGCCTATAAGCTCTATACCGGTAGGCATTTCATAATCTTCTGGTTCCATGGCATTTACCACTACTTTTTCATCAGCGACCTCTACCATCTCAAGAATGTAGGTTATGAGTTCATTTTCTTGTTTTTTGAATTTAGGGTCATCTAGCAGTGGGTCTTTGCCAAGAAAATCCAAAGCCCTATATCCACTGAGAGCGTGGGGAAGCTCATCCCCCCTCTCATCATAAGCACGAGCCTCTTCGACTTCTTCCAATAATTTCTTAGCAACATCCTCTGAGTTTGTAGCAAAACCAGAACCAACAGCTATAGAATTCTGAATGAACCAACCTTGCCACGAATTAGTGACTGTGGGAGTGTTCCTATCTAAGAAATCTTGTAGAATAGCGAGTTTGTTAGACATAGAATCAGTTGGAGAAACTTTTAGTGAGGAGCGAGATACAGAACGATCATCTATAATGTTCAATCTAGCCAACTCAGTAATTAAAGCATACTTTTCGTGATAGTTAGGCTTCTGGTGCATAGGTAGACATCTACATTCTTGCGCCAACTGTTCTTTAATCTCATCCTTTGTTCCAAACATCAGAATGTAGTCTCTTTTAAGAGAGGCTGCATCAGCATCTAAATTGGAGGAATCAAATTCTTTGTTAGTGGCAAAAAACCCCTTCAATTGGGTCAATACCTTCTTCCTAAATCTCCAGCTAGAGTTCATCAATCTTTTTCTGAAAATAAGATCGTTATATTTAGGAAAAGCAGCATCTCTAAAATGAAAAAAGTTTCGTTTGTCAATTACCTTAGGACCCATTGGGATTTCTTTAAGCTTTAGGCTTGCCACTGTCAATTACCTCTTTGAACTAATACTCTTGGACCACAGAGTTTTTACAGCGTTGTCCACCATCTCTACAGAAATTCCTTCCATACAAGCATGACAAGGATTCTCATAGACTTGACCCTCTGGATTGATGCAAGGGTCTTTAGGGTGCTGGGATATGGCTGGGTCTTCACGGAAACATGGTTGACAAGAGAGACCTAGGCTAATATTGAGATTGTTAGAGTAGCCTGCGGCACTCCATTGAGTAGATCCCCATAGGATGACTGCTGGAGTGCCAAATAGGTGAGTAGCATGGTTGGAGAAGGAATCAACTCCTACATGCATTGTAGCATTAGCAATCAGGGCCAAACCAGTCATCAAATCTTTACCCATAAAATCTTGAGTTGCTCCGAGGAGCCTTGGATCACTTTCTGCACCAATCTGATAAAATTCAATGTCAGGATTAAGTTTTATTACCTCTTCCCATCTATCTTGAGCCCAGTTTTTGTAAACAGACCAGCCAGCCTTAGTGTGAATGGTTGCATATCTTTTAGGGGTTCCCACTACTCTAGGCAATTTAAGATTTAGAGGTAAAATATTACTTTCTTTGCACCCCATCTCCGCAGCAAAGTAATCAATTAAATGACGCTTCATAGGGTTATTAGGGTAGTCTTCAGCTTGCACAGGATAACCAATCAGGTTCACTACTTTATCACATTTAGCGTGGTCAATAATATCTACATTATAGTCAAATACATTGTCAACACCGGCCATTTTCATTATTGGGCTGAGTTTTTCACCTATAGACTTGTGACAGTAATAGGAAATCTCACATTCCGGATGAAGTTTCTTGAGTTCCGGAATACAATTTAAAGTCATGAGAACATCCCCGATGGCTCCAGGTCTAACGAGGGCTATTTGTCTCTTGTTAATTGATCCAAGCTGACTCTCTAGCATGGTTATTCTATTGTCCCATTCAACATCAAGAACACCAATGGCAGTCTTAGCTTTCTTGGCCCAAGCTAAAGCATTGACAATATCCCCTGAATACTCTGAGCAGAAAGATAACATTCTTAGAGGTTGATCAGCATACTTATTACTTTCTCTCCAAAGAGCAGTGTAAGGGGGAGTCTTTGCCGAAGCTACTAGAGCCATAGCGTGACTCTCAGCAATTTTACCTTGAGCCATGTAAATATAACTTAATTCCATCCAAAATTCGGCCCAAGATGGCTCTTTACTTAAAGCTTCGAGTAAAGTTTTAATGGAGGTGTCAGTGTCACCACTAGCTCTTTCACATCTAGCCTTGTAAAGATAGGCAAATAGCCATTCATCTCTATAAAACTCACCCATTTTAATGCGCTCATCATAATATTTAACAGCGGGAAGCCAATTAGATGCATCCTTGTAGGTGTTGGCTAGGTAGAAAACACTTCTAGAGGTTGGAGCAGTCTCATGATCCTTTAGTAGAATTCTAAGATTTCTTGCATTAGAATTTTCTCCAGTAGCAGGAGTTGGATCGTGATGAATGACAGTATCACTCAAAATCATAGTAGGAAGATCACCAATAACAGGATACTCGTGAATGGCTCCTTCAAAGTGAATACCATTACCAGTTTTCCACATGCGATGGTGAACCCATCTGTCTCCGGATTCAATTTGGAATCCAAAGACCGTATATTCATTCAAGTAAACTACTCTTCTGAGATTTTTAGGAGGAGAAACAAGAGTATCATCAGCATCCATCCAAATCAAATAGTTAGCTGAGGTTTTATTCTCAATAATGTCCACAAAATGGTTTCGGGCTTTACCAAAATTCCACAGTTTCCAGTCACCTGTTTCATCCTTCTCTGAGGCTTCTGTGTAAGTAGTAAAGATCATTGGATTCTTTCCAGAAGGCCAATTAGCTTTAGCAACTCTCTCAGTGTTATCAGTAGACCCAGTGTCCACAATTACAATACCATCAGCAACTTTTCTGATAGTATTTAGACACTTAGGAAGATCACGTTCTTCATTTTTTACAATCATACCAACATAAATCTCAGGCTTTTTCTTGATGGGCTTGAGAATTAGGTCTCTTTGTCCTCCACCCTCCATAGGACGTTCCCATTCAATGGTAAATAGGTCTTTAGCTTGAACTAAAAGTTCTAAAAGGCTAGTTAGAGAATGAAAGAAAGGGTGAATTGTGTAGTGCCCTGTGGTTAAATCTCTTTCAAATCCAGACACATCATGCTGCGGAAGACGAAGGAAAAGCACACCATCATCAGTCAGCATTTTCTTCATCTTCTTTAGGGCAGCAAGAGGGTTGTAGAGGTGTTCGAACATGTGAACCATGGTAATTAGTTGAAATTTATCTGTATGGGTCCATTCTGCAATTTGCTCCTCAGATATATTTTCAAAATCAGCCATAAGCATGGGAACATCTAGTGCCTTAGAATATTCCGGCACGATTTCAATATTGTCCATAGCATAAGATTCACATCCTAACTCTTTAAAACAGTAAGCCAAATAAGGATATTTGGCTCCTATGTCTAGAGTCTTTATAGGGCCACTAAACCAACGAGAGAAAATATTTGTGGCCAAAGCTTTGTTGATGTCTTTCTCATAGTCTGACATGAGATGACCCGTAAAACCACCCTCACTATCCTTTTCGTGGTCTGCTTCATATACCTTGGGAGGCATAGGAGATTGAAACCAACATCCACAAAAAGGACAGTCCCAGTAAGGGGTATCCTTATATTTTGAGGATGCTTTGCTACGACAGATAGGGCATTCGGCCATAAATATTCCTTCAAGTAGTTAGTTAATACTCAGCAGGAGATCAAAATGATATCCAACTGTTATGGGTGATCGGTCTATTTCCATCTGACCTCTCATTTTTATTGAACCTCTATTCCTATGGGGGTTATCTGCCAAAGCAGCCACTTTCCGATGCAAATCTGAGTTGATGATGCTCAAATTGCCTAGGTAACTAAGGTTTTTATTTCCAAGACTGTTGTCTTTTGCTATAGCTTTTCTTTACGGCGATCCAACCCTTTACGGACTGTGCGACATGTTCCACGATCTAAGAATGTGGCACCGTGCCACATATCTCTTTTCGCCAAAGCAAGTAGGAGGGCGTGATTGGCCATGGTTTCAGGGTTAACTTCACTACCAGTTGAGGTAATAAGCTTTCCCTGAGACACCTTGATAAGACACGGCGCTCCCGTTAATCCCTGAATCATAGCAAAATCCTCGTGAGGAGAAAGAAGTTTTTTCTCCCATACCTTCAAGTGACATTTGTCATAAAAGGGTGTTCCACTTGGATACTGCTCACCAAATGAGATGAGTTTTGGTGATAAATAAAACTCCGTAGCACCTACCGCCGCCAGAGTCTTAAGTCTACGAGATAGTTCTTTACGAACTTCAAGTAGATGACCTGTGATTGGGAAAGTTGAGTCCATACCAATGGATCTGGTTTTCCCTTTCAGATTTTCTAAAAATTTGTTAATAAATTGGGCCGTATTTTTTAACAAATCGCTTTTAACACAGTAGAATTCTCTATCTTCAAAAGCATTTTGAACTACGATGGACATCCCTTTATTTGAGAAGGAGATTCCAATGTCTACAAGTCTTGGATCACGACAAAAATTGATGGATGGATCACCATCATCATTAACAACTTCACGAATTACATCAGAAACTGTAAATGTAAAGCAGAGCAGGAAACGTTTATTTGACTTTCTAACCAATCTACAATTTATAACTCTCCTTAAGTCACTACCTAAGGAGGCCATGTAATCAGCTACCTGCTCTTTTAGGGCCGGATGTAAGGTCAGATCAAGAGGCATGGAGCCTAATCTATGCTCTTTTTTGTGCCTTAGAGGGCCTTTTGCCAATTTTCGGCGGGAAACATACTCTCGGAGGATCTTCTTGGCGTAAAAGGGTTGTTCTGAGAAATGCTGAGCCATTATGGGATCAGTTTGAAGTAGCCCAATCTGAATCTTAGTTCCTTTCTGATCCTGGAATACCAAGTAGTTCCAAATAGTTTGATATAGAAAGAAAAGAGATGCAACCTCCTCAATTCCATCATCTTGAATCCCTAGGGATTTGCGGTGCCTCTGTTTTCTAAGAGAAAATTCGGAATCTGAGAATTCTGTGTTAGAGAAAATTCTCCCATCTTCAATGTGGTAATCTGTTTCCCTACGTTGAATAGGATCAATCCCTTTATTTAGAGAACCCCAGCCATTAAGTGTGGCCCCACGAGCAAATACACAACCATCCCACCACTCCACGGAAGACCAACAGGATTTTTTACGGTGAAACTCTTTCTTTTTGTAGAAAGATAGAGGCTTTGGAAAGACTTTCCCCATATCCTCAAATTTAGAGACAGGGTAGACTAGAAATTCAGTAGTCTGGTGGGTCATCCGAAAAACATCCTCAAAGAGCTTATACTCATTTTAGCTCTGGAAGTTCAAAAAGTCCTGGTCACTTTTCTAGCTCACTAAAGATAAAGAATAAATAATAAATATATTACTCTTTTCTATTCGCTTCAAGACTGTTGTCTTTTGCTATAGCTTATTATAGAAATTTCAAGGTTTTTTCAGGACCTCTTGCATGTAAGTTACTGATTCTACTAGTATGACCACTTCCTGACACCCCCTAAACACCTCTAATTTTGGAAAAAACTCTAATTTTTCGGTGCGATGTGTAAGTCCAGTAAATTCTGATAACCATATTCTCAACCCTAAGATGAGGATCAAAGGAGTTGAGATGAACATCATTACACCTATAAAATATTTGCAATCAGTCATCAGAGAAGACACTCCGGAACGAGTCAGTGCATTTCTTGCCGTAGCCGCTGGACTAGCCTTGGTTGTTGGTTTCCTAGCCATCATTCTAGCCATTACCTATTTTCATCAGAAGCTTACTACCGAACTACTCACCATTTCTGGTGCCTTAGTGACCTTATCCACCTTTAATAAGGTTGACCAAAGTCCTATCATCACTGCCACTAAGTCAGTGACTAGCACAAGTGAGGGTAATACAGTAACCAACACTGTAAATACTAATACTAGCATTGGTGGCTCTGGTCGCGCCCCAACCCCCCTACCTGTGCCTTCCCCTACTCCAACAGCCCCATCAGCTAAAGTAGCCCCTGGAGTTGGATCGGACGATTAATGATCCCACATGTAAAGGACATCATAGAGGTAGAATTGGGCAAACACCAATTCAAATTCCACCGTCTAACCTGGAAAGAGGCCATAGGTCAACCCAGAAATAGAGAAGAGCTACTTGCTGCCGCTTTATCTGAAGTATCTGGAAAGATTATGACTTATGAAGAGGCTTTCAAGGTTATAGTCTCTCTTCCTATCCCCATTCAAGAGAGACTTCACATGATTTACATGGGTTCTCAAGATGCAAGACGCCTGTTCACGGCACCTCTAACTTGGTCTGCACCAGATGCCATGGACTATAAAGATATGTTAGATAAAGAAGAGAAAGCCAGGGACAAAGTGGCTGATGATGCCTCTGCTAACTTCGCTAGTCGTTATGGTCAAGAGGCTCTGGAGGAAGAGCAGGAGTTATCTAAAAAGCTACTCAAACAAACTGGTTATAAAGGTGTTCTACTCCAAACAAAAGCTGAAGTTGAGGAGTTGCAATGAGCATTGGCAACGACTTAATGAATGATATTAGTAATGGAAGCATGGCAATTAAGAGTTCCGCCTATGCTGAGAAAGTTAAGATCAAGGTAACTGATGCCATGGTTGAAATTCTCATGTTTGGAGCTAGAGTTCGCCCCTTACTTCTTAATGGTAAGCGAGTCGGATGGGCCAAAGCCATGTCTTTCAGTGAAAAGAAACAAATTGATACTTGGTACTCGACTGAAACTGAGAGAATTGAGACCACACTCACTCATACTACATCCCTTACTCAAGAAGAGATCGACAGCCTGGATATGGTTGAGCTAAATAGTGTTTTGAGGGCAGTTTTACAACTTAATCTAGCTGATTTGAGTTTATTTCCTTATATTTCAGCCTTTGTATCTACCCAGGCTTCTTTTAATTTGTGGTCCAGCAAATTACACCTTGAACCAAAGACCATAACCCTACCTGATGGGTTAAAACTCAGACAGCTATCAATTCCTGACCATACTATGTTGTGGGCGGCTCTATCTTCTTCAAGAATGGATACTATCAACAGGTTAGAAAACGCTCAAAATGCTGGAACAATAGCCAGAGCTTTCGTAGGAACTGGTGCGGATAACTATAATAATGCCATTAACAAAGCTCTGACTAGCTTGAGGTCTGACTCCATTGACCCATGGATGGAACTCATTAATTTTATGAATGTTAAAGAGTTACAGAATTTTAATGATGGATATGGCCACTCCCATCAAGATAGTTCGGTAGAAGGGCTTATGCGAGAGATGAAGGGCATGTCCGAAGGGGATAAGCATGAGGAACTGATGAATGCTTTCCACCAGACTCAAATAAGAATGGAAAATGAGAAGATAAAACAGATGAAAGAACTGGCTAAGAGAAGAAGAGCCTTGGATGAGGTTGATGAAAGCACCTATATTATCAGAACTGCGGTGGAAGTGAAGAAAAAAGAAGCTTTATTGAAACAACAGAACTATGGTTGGGTATTAGATCAACAGAAGCAACTTTTATTAGACCAGGAAAGTGGTCCTCCTCAGAACCGCTGGTCAAAATATTTGTAATTTACAGAACAGTGATATTAAACCACTTTTAGAAGGAGACTTTTGTGGCCGGTAGGAAAAGAAAAGTAATACCAACAGTTAAAGTTGAAACAGAAGAACCTAAACCAGAGATAGTGTTAACTTTAGATCAAATTATTGCTGATTTACAAGGCTTTGGTATTGAAGATACCGAAGAAATGATCACCTTAAAGGTTGGGGGTAAGGTTATTAACCTTCGTCTGGCAAATATCCCCAGTGAGGCTGAAATTCAAGCTCTCTATTCGGCTGAGGAACTAAAAGGACATGCTTGGGTAACTCGTATCAAGTGCGAAGTGCTATCCAGGTCCATTAGTTGGGTTAATGGCTGGTCTTTGAAAGATGCCAACTCTATTTTCATCGTTAATCCGATGACTGGAGTAGAAGGCAATATTAGACCAGTTTTAAGGGATCTAATTATGGGTTGGGGTCAGGAAACCGTTAATGTTTTGTGGAAAGTGTTGATGGTTCACTGCCAGAAGATTGAAGATAGACTATATGAGTCGTTACCTGATGTCTCGGTTATGACAGATGTAGAAAAGAGATTCTTCCAGAAGGCCCTAGAAGAAATTGACCAGATCAACAAGGAGATTTTAAAGGATACTATTGAGTCTGCTGTAGAGATGGAGTAATATGGCCAGTAATGCCCAACAAATTAAAGATTTAAACGCTGTTGTTAGAACTCTATCTGAAAATGTAGATGGAGTTAATAAGTCTATATCCAAAATTGCTGAGGCATTAGGGGATTCTGTAAAACCGGCTAAATTATTGGGAAAAGAGCTAAAAAATCTAGGGGAAAGATTAGAAGATACCCTGGATGAAGCTGATTCAATGCAAGATAAATTAAAAAATCTTAGCACCACAGCTAAAGCTATGTCTAGAATTAATTGGATGGCTGGAGCAACAAACACTCAAGCCGCAGCAGCCTTAGAGAAACAAATTGAAGCAGCAAAAACTTTAAAATCAAAAATGGATGAAAGCTCTGTGTCTGCTGGAAAGCTCGATAAGCAGATAGTTATCCTTCAAGGTCAATTTAATAAATTGAAGGGAAGTGTCAAAGATGTAAAAGATATGACAGAAGAGGCACTCAACCCGGATCAAGTTACTGAGCTAAAAGAAGAATTAGAAAAAGCATCCAATGAAGTTAAATCCTTTAGTAGAAGTATATCCACTATTGATTTTAAACGAAGCAAAGTGGCTATGGAAGGTTTCGGTTCTTCTATGACAGGTATATTTGGCGGAGCCTTAGGCACCATGAAGATAATGGATTCCTACGGATTTAAAAATTTAACTACTACTTTGCACAAGATGAAAGTGCAGTCAGCAGAAGTTAAAAAAAGTATGGAAAGTGGAGAAGGAAAAGCAAAACAAGAAGAAATAAGAAATATTTTGTCCACTGGAACAAAAGAAGAGAGAAAAGCCGCACTAAAGAAAGCTCAATTAGAGTCCGGAGTTGACCCCCACTCGGCTAAAGGATTTGCTGATTCTATGTTAAATAGACTTATGGCTAAAAGGGTGGAAGGAGGAAAAGGACAAACTTTAACTAAAATGTTTGCTCAAGGTGGAGGGTCCATTACAGAAGGTATTGGAATGAGTTCCATGATGGGAATTACCAAATTTTTAGGCCCAATAGGAATGGCTATTACTGCTATAGGAGGGTTATTGGCTGCTTTTGGTGCTGTAGGAGATAGAAGAAAAGGTACTTATGAAGCCCTAGGTAAAGGTGGTCTACTAGGAACTGGTGTGGTACCTAGAGAAGCCTATAATAAATTACAAGAACAACTTAGTGCTAGAGGTGCTGGTCCTGGGGGGCTGGTTCCTGGTAAAGATTGGTTTGAGAGTAGTGTTATGGGCTTAAATTATGAAAAAAATATGGCCACTGTCAAAGCTCTAGTAGAAAATGGTATTGGGGTTAGTGCCATTGGAAATAAGAATGCTTTTGCTGAATTAAAGGGGGGACGAGCTACTACAATGATGGGCGGAATTATGAGAAATGCCAATTATTTTGGTCATAATCTCGGGATGGCACCAGAAGAGTCGGTAGCATTGACAGTTAAGGCCATTGGTGAATTTAATATGTCTTTTGGCGAGACAGAGGATCTATTTATAAATATTAATAGGGGGGTAACTGCTGCGGGGGTATCAACCACTAAATATTTAGGAATAATTGATAATATTGCTGGCCAATTTAGTAGGTTTAACAAAACTATGAGTGAAACAGTTATCATAATTACCGCTATGGGAAGGTCCGGAAAATACACCGCTGACTATATCCAAGAAATGGTAGGATCACTTATTGGTGGGGACAAAACTGATGAACAAAGAGCTTTTGGTTATAGTCAAATGTCAGAAGAAGACAGAAGAGGATTAGCAAGAGGTTATCGTGAGCAAGCTAATGAAGCTGGAAGACAGCTTACAAAGGCCACTGGAGTTGATTTAACAACACTCTCACCAAGAGAGCGACATGCTTTTATGGATAAATATCACAAAGATGAAAAGTTGGGTCAATTTGTCTCTCAATATGAACAAGCACAGTTAGCAGCAGGAACTTGGGAGACAGCCGTTGGTAAAGAAGGAAATGCTGGTGCTTTAGCAATGGCAGGAGCGGCACAAAATTTAGGAAAAACCCCTAGAAGTGAGATGGCCGCTAATATATCTCTCATAAACACCCTTATGAAAAATAGAGAAGGTGGAGAAGGTGGTGACTTGATGGATGTGTTAAATCCTGAAAAGATGCAGGGAATATTAGCTGACTATGGATTTGGTAAGAAAGCTAAGGAGATGGGAGTTAAGCCAGAAACTCTTGCAACTACCCTTAAGGATGCTCTATTACAAGCCGAGGGAGCTTTTGAAGATACAAAAAAAGAAGCCATGATGAAGGAAGAATTAAAAGGTAAAAAGGGAACACCTGAAGAAATTGCAGCAGCTAAAGTAAAAGTTGAAGAAAAGTTTGCAGCTAGAACCCCTGCCCAAAAACAAAAAGATTCTGAAGAATTTGCAGCGGCTATGAGGCAGGGCAATTTTGGAAAATTAGCTGGAGTTGTAACTGATGCTCAAAGAAAAGAAGAGGAACAAAAAGCTGAACAAAATTTCAAAGTTATTCTAAATCCTTTAGAATTTATAAAAAATACCTTAAAAGCTATGCTTGATAAAATTATTGAAATGTTGACTGTTGTTGTTGACTGGTTTAATAAAACTTGGTTTGGTAGTAAAGAAGAAGAAGGCAAAGAGGCAATGGCAGAAGTTGAGAAAAAAGGATTTAATGTTGATTATGGCCGACAAATTTTAAAAGATGCTGCTACTAATCCAGAATTTAAAGATTTAGACCAAGTAGATGCTGCTCATCATAAACAGAATTTAGAAGATTTTAAAGATTTAGTGGATATCAGAGAAAAAGGTGGCAGTGTCACTAAGGATGAAGCTGAACTCATAGATAAACTACAAGAGAAAATATCAAAGGGTGAGGTATATGATGATTATACTGGTGAAATTATGCAAGAAGGAAGAGCATTCAGAGCCGGAATAAAAACTAGTTCGGGTACTGCGGAAGAAGGGATTAATAAAGCAAAAACTGATGCTGAAATTATTAGGGATAAAGAACAAAGAGATAAAGAAGCAGACAGGGTTGCTGCTTCTCAAGCTGAGTTAAAAAAGGGGGTAGTTGGTGCTGGTAGCGATGCACTAGCCCTTGACTTCTCTCCCGAGCAGTGGGCAAACAGAAGAGCATTCCTAGGTACAGCTTTAAAAGATCCTTGGGCTGAGGCTGAGGCCATGAAAAAGGCTCAAGAAATAGCTCTAATGGCTGATAAAGCGGTAGATCAAGCAGGAGGAATAACTAGTATAGAGGGCGGAAAATTAGCAAAAACTTTAGCAGAAACTCTCAATGTGGCTTATGTCCAAAATTACAGTTATAATGTCGGAGCTAGCACTGCTGGCCCTACAAGCTCTTCCCTAAAACAAGCTCCTGGTCAATTAGCCAAACCTACATCTACTGAAATATCAGATGAACTCCCAATCTTCTATCCTTGTTAAAGTAAGGATTAAGCAATATGACTACACCATCTTCTACTTCTGCTGCCTCTCTTATTGAGGGAGTTGTAGCCACCTTTAAAGGTCTGGATTTAAAATTAATGACTGGAATTCTTCTTACAGAGAACGCCCAATTAAGCACTTCAGCTACCTCCAATACCAATGTTAAAGGGTTATTTCAAATTGAAAAAAGCACTTGGGATAACACAGCAGGGCTAGGGCCATATGATACTAGTATAGTGGGTCAAACTAAAGCAGCTTGCACTATTATGTTAAACAATTTAGCTTATTTTAGTAAATCTGGATGGCAACAAGATGCAGCTATCTTAGGTTATAGTAGTAATGGATATGTAGGAGCTAATGCCTATATAAAAAGTAGAAATTCTCATGCGACTTTGGACGAGGCTACAGCGGCGGCGGCGGCGGCGGCTGATGCTGCTTTTGCGGCTACAAATCCTCCAGGAAAAGGGAAAGCAGATCCTCGATATCTACAAAAAGTAAATGCCAATATGGGTAAGCCTCTACCCTCTGTAGTTCCACCAGATGACACTGTTGATCCTATTGCGGTCAAATGGGAGGATGTTTCTGAACCTCAAATTGAAGAGTCCGCATTAACAAATCAGGAATTGGTTATTACAGATGGAATTGATAATCTTCCATGGTATAAAGATCCTGCTACACTCATTGGAAATCGTGGTTTATTGCTGTCATCTCCTGCTTATTTCACCATTAATTTAAAAGAATTCGACATGACTCAACCTCTTCCTAATAAGGCAGGGGGCACAAATCCATTAGTTATACGCCTAAATTGTGGTTTAAGTGATTTTAATATCAGTATGAAACACATAGTTAACAAATCCAACACACGTACTGGTTTTCACATGACTTTTTGGGGCATGGAACCGGATACAATTACTGGCTCCGGGTCCACTGGAATATTCTTAAATAGAACTGGTGTAACGGATATGATGTCATTAGATGGCTCACTTGCAGATAACAGTTTATATCAAATTGCTCACGATGCTTATGGCAATAAATCTCCATCTTCAATTTCTGGTCAATATGGTGCTGATATACTTAGTTCTTTAAATGAAGCAGACAGCCCCCTAAAGGTTGCCGCTCAAGATGCTTTTATAGAATTACTAGCTACTTTTAGGAATAATGGAATCATCCGTTACATTAATCAGAATTATGACAATAGTTCTCAAACTATTGGAAGATCCCAAATTCAGAATTCTGTATGGTCAGAAAAGTATGGTGGATCTAGTTACACTAGACAGGCTAGAGTGAATGATGTAATGGTTAAAGGGAATGTTGTGCTACACTATCGAAGTAATATATACCATGGTTATTTTAAAACTCTCTCTTGGGTTATGGACGCAGAACACCCATTTCATTGGAAATTTGATTTTACTTTTCAGGTTCAAAAAAGTATATCTCAGGTTTTTTATCCAGCCCCAGGAACTGCTCCTGTTAACACTGATACTTTTGATTAAAAATGACAAATCCACTCCTCCCACTCGGCACTAATTTCTCCACTTCTCAAGAATTGGGTATACTACCAATCAGGGGAGAAAAGAGACTTATACCAATCCAGTTGGATTGGTCAGATAGTAGTGTATCTGTATCAAATGCTCTTCCTCCTTTACTTGATTTCATGACTATTCGCATTCCTCAATTAGATGGATCAATATTTGTTTACCGTTTTCTAATAAACCCCAAAACTATTTCAGTTGCTCATCAAACTCTAGATTCTCACTCTATGACTCGATCTGGTTGGCAGTTTGGTGTGTGGGGGGAAGACACCATTGATCTTCATATAAGTGGGACCACTGGAGGTCAATATGTTACTACAGGATTATCCGATAGTCTTCAAGAATATACTTTAAGTTATCGAAATGGCCTGGAGTTAATGAATGTGTTTGAGAATAACGGTTATTATTTTGAGGGCAGTGCTGTAACTCAAGGTGATCCGCTAGCCGCTGATTATGCGAGAAAAAGAATAAAATGCCATCAAGATGTAGAAATACGAGTTGGAAATTTTATATGGAAGGGCATGTTCACCACCATGTCTTTTAATAGTTCTGCTGAAAACCCATATTTAGTAAAATTTGATTTAGGGTTTTTAGCCTGGAAAGAGGATTACTCCAATACTTCTCCATGGAGAAGCCCAATTCCTAATAATGTTTATAGGGGACATAGCCAAGAAGTGGTGGAAAATATTATACGAGCTAATGAAACAGCTAACACAATAGCCTCTCTTAACTCCACAGGTAACTCCCTCACAACTCAACCAGTCAATCCTGTTACTGGAGTTACTCAAGCTTTTTCCTCAACACCAATTAATCCTTCCGCAAATTTAATCACTTCTTACAGTTCTTCTTTCTCACCAGGAAATTCATAAAATGACAGAAATTAGAAATATTCTTCAATCAGTTCAGGGCCGAGAGATAATCAAGTCTAGTCCTGATATGATTGTGTACATTGAAGGAGTGCCATATTTTAAAAATGATTATTTAAAAGGCCCTTCAACTAATTATGTAATAGTAAATTTTAATGATTATGTTACCGCCATTTCTTGTAACTATGGTGTGGATAATTTGATGCCCTCTGGTTCTGTGAATTTATCTATACCTAATGGATCAAAATCCTTATTTCTAGCTCCAGGAGGTGGATTTATGTTACAACCCATGAGTGAGCTTAGAATTTATGCAAAAAATTATTATTTTGCCAAAAATGGTAACACTATTTATAGAAGAGTATTCAATGGAATGATTAGGTCAATTGATTATAATGAGACTAATACCTCTATGGAAGTTGCTATTTCCATAGTGGGGAATATGCGTTGGTTAGAATTGATGCAAGTTGATATACACCCAGCTTTTTTAAGCTTTTCCTCTGCGGGGCAACGAGCTACTAAAACTATAGACTCCTATTTAACCCCCTATGAAATGCTGGCCAATGTTTTATGGAGAGCCATGGATTTCAGTGGATTTTTAAAAAGTGGATTTGAAGAATCTTTGAAACTTTATGGAGTTCAAAAAGATTTTATAACTAATTGGCAAGCTCGATTAGAGAGTTTAAAAAAATATATTCATGTATTTGGATGGACTAAACCCATAACTGTGCCAACCGATGATCTTCTTTATGACCCTGTAAATCCATGGGCTATTGAGGGACAACGAAAACTATCAAATACTAGCCCAGAAGATGCAGCAAAAGACATAAATGTTGCTTATATAAACAAGCACTTGCCAGAAATGTCAATTGGGACTTTAAATTTAATTGACTCCAGCGGTATTACTTCCAGGCTTGAAAGATTTAAACAAATTATTGAAACTATGGGTTATGAGGGATATCAAGACTTGGATGGTAATATTGTTGTTAAGCCACCAGCCTACAACTTGGATTGTACAGTTATAGGCGACACTTCAAAAATTCCAAATGAAAATCTCACTCCAACAACTAATCCCTATATAATAAACTTATCTGAAATTTTAGGAGAAAATTATATGGAGGATGAAACCGGAATTAGACGAACAAGAATGACGGTTAAAGGTAGTTTTTATCCAGAAGGGTTGGGAATTAATATTGATAAATTTCAATCTATTGGTAGCTTTACTGATGTTAATCTACTAAGAAAATTTGGCATAAGAGATGAGTCAGTGAAGACCATATCCTTTTTGGGAAACAATGCCTCTGTTTTAACGGCCTTCGCCGCTATGGAATTGGCTAAAGCCAACAAAAATGCTAAAGTATACCATGTAACAATCCCCATGAGACCAGAATTGAGATTGGGATTCCCAATATTTATACCCCACTTGGATATGTATGCTTACATAACTGCCATATCGCTTTCCTATAATGTTGGTGGTAGGGCGGATATGTCCTTAACTTGTAACTATATAAGAAAAAGGCCACAGAAAGGAGTCCCTCAAAAAATAAATAATGTAGACTCAATAGTTTACACCTCTCAACCCAATCTTGTACACGCTTTTGTTTATGGGGCTCCTTCATCTTCTACTACCACACTCGCCTCCACTACTCCACCTTCTCCTCAATCTACTGTTTCCAACACACAACCGATAGGCCCAGGTACTTCAGATACCCTACCCAGCCCTATTCCTCCAACTGCAAGTGATAATATTATTAACACTTATATTAAGACAAGAAGTAAGACAATATTTGAAACAATGCCGGATAGCCCCACCTCTAATTGGCGTATTCAGAATGACCCCGGTATTTTTGATGGGAAAATGAATCCTGTTACACAGCTTAAGACACTAGTGCCTCAGGATAAAAATTTGTTGGATATAATTAGAACCTACCAGCCTTACACGGATGAAAAAGGATATGAAGTTATCTCTCCCTTTGCCTGGGGAAGATACACACCTTTAGCAGAAGCTATTTTTGATTTTACAACAAATACAAGCAACAACTTAGATTTAAGAACTCAAGCTCCTGTTAAAGTAGTCCAAAATGCTAGTGCTTTTGTATATGCAGGACTCGCAATACCTATAAATGGGGGATCTTCGTCTGCTCTTAATGATGTCATGAACCAAGAATTAGTAGCATTTGACCAATCTAATGTTATTTCTTTCGAGATGGATTATAGTAATAGTATAATGACTGGTACACAAATCCAAAATAATGCTGTTGTGGGGAGTTACATGCCCTCTTCCACTGCAACAATATCTGGAGGAAGTAATAATCCTGATGCCTTACAGAAAGCTCAAGTGTTTTTAAGTGGAGTTTCAGATGGCCTCTCTAACTACATGTCTGGTGGGGCTAATAACTCTGGAAATAACATTTCAACTCAAGCTCAAAATACTGATTTAGGTGGCTATATGTCACCCGGCACTGCCTTCTCCAAAGTTCAATATGCTGTTAATCCTGCTTTTGCTTCCTCTACCACCTCCGTTTCAAATATTTTTGGTGGATCTAATAATGCACTTTCTTCTTCCCCAGGCTAATAAATGGATGTTTATAACCAACCACCAGAAAAATACACAATATCAGATAGGACTCGTTCAGACGAGCAATATAACTTATTTGTAGTAGAAGTTAAAAGAGTAGACTACGAGCTAAAAATCTTAACTGTAGAGGATAGAAGAACTAATTTAAGATATGAAGTAAAAATATTTCCATTACTTTCTTCTTCTACCACAATAACAGATGGAGTTATGCCAGACAGTGGAGCCATGGGATTGGCGGCATTTCTAGAGAGTAGAGGCTCTTATTCTGAAGTGGTTATTGTTGCTTGGGTAATATCGGACACCGCTAAAGGTATTGATGCAATTGCAACTAGACTTATTACAACAAATGACACCCTACCGGGGTATACAAATCGTAAACGTGGTATCTTTAGAAAGATGTACCCTGGCCAAAAAACCTCAGTCCTTACAGCGGGTTTTACAGAGAAAGAGGATGAAGGGTGGGATAAAACTTCTTCAGATTTTTCAAGAGAAAAGCTAGATGCTTTTAGAAGAGCCCTATTATCTTCTACTGGCAGAAAACTAGCCTATACAGATGCAGGGCTAGCCTTCCAGGGTGCTGTAAACCGCCCTAATGCCTCTACAGATGACATTCTACCCCTTACCCTACCCGATGGCACTCAAGAGTGGATTCTGTATTTATCATCTACTAATAGGGCTAAGAGAGATCGCTATTTTAGTGGTGCAACAGATTTAGCACCTATTGTAGAACATACAGAAAAAATTCAGGAGTTTGCTTTAGACTTCCCTCTCCCTCTTGAAGTATTGGAATCCACCACTATGGATACCCTTCTCGGGTTATCTAATAGTTCCTGGGCTGACAGAACAGCCATCCAATCCACTAAAGGTATTAGCTTTGATGACCAGAGCTTTATTACTTCTCAGGACTCCGATCATCCAGATTCCATGGGCCTCAATGCAAATGTAAAAGGCCCCTCAACAAAAGAAGGCCCAACTCCCAGAAGAAAGGGATGGATAATTGAGTCCTCTAAGGGCACTTTAGTAGGTTCAAACTCTTTTGATACCACTACTTATGGGAAAGTTCTTAAACCTAAAATCTTCGCCTACTCAAAGGCCGGTAGATTTGGATCTAATACAGAATCTGGCTATCTCCCCATAACTAAAATGACAGATCAAAGTGAAGCCAGATTAGCTGCCTCTGCTTGGTCTGTTCGTTTCCCTTATGAATATAATACCACTCGCTTTGAAGTATCCAAAGAAGGCCATTTACAATTTGAAATTGGATCTACAGTTCCAAAAGAAAATATCACTTGGGACAACGGAACCTATGAACACCCTTACGGCGCTGGTAGGTCTATTGATGGTCATCTAACTGGAAGTATGCGCCTTGCAATAGGAAAGAATAGGGATGAAGAGGAGTCTCTTGATTTAACCACAATGGGAGGTGCGGTTCTTCGCTTAGGTTCAGATGACACCACTCTCCCCACAGCCACGAGAACCGTTAAAACACAGATCAGAGGCCAAAAGGATGCCATAAATGACAGAACTTTCCAATATTGGAAGACCCCCAAACTAAAAACTACTGGAGATGCAGGGAGTTTAGATGCAGGCTCCAAAATAGCTGGTGAGTGTGTATCTCTAAGGGCTTCATTCGATGGGGGAACCCTCCTTCGCATGGGGGCTAGAGACCCCGCTGCTAGAAGACGCCATATCAAAAATGGTTACAATGATGGACAAGGAACAGTGAAGTCCGGACCAAACTCTCATGATCCTGGCAGACCTGTTTACGGAGTAGGGGATGCTTCTTACCGTTTTCACGACCTTACTACAACTGGCCAGACTGTAGCCCAAACTCCACCCTATGCTTGGTCAGGTAACCCTGTGGGTAATATGGACACTACCGGCTTATCCGGCGATATTCACGCTGTACGCGATATCCTACTTAGAATAGGCTCCAACCCTCAGAATGGTCAATCCTTGCTTCTAGACACCCAAGGAGGCATCGTAATGGCCGTTGGGAAGGACCAGCAGGATAGAAGTCTTACCGCAGCCTTTGATGGTGGTATTGAAGCCACGGTTGGAAACACTAAGGGTAAAGGTATAAAGCTTGAAATTAATGGAGATGTTGATCTTGGAATTAAAGGCAATCTCCACTTGAATGTTACTGGAGACATCTTTGTCGAAGGTGTTCGAATTAGCAACATAGCTAAGCTGATGATGGTCAACAAAAGCGTAGTTAAAATCGAAAAGATGCTTGTCGCTCATAATATAGAGGCCCCCCAATCCAATATGTCTACTGGTGCCGGGTTCCCCGCTGAAACTCCCCCCTATGGTGATTAATGGCTGATGCCTCAACCCCAGATAACACAATTTTTTACATAAATTGTAAAGGCCCAAACCCCCCAAGGGAACAAATACCCTCTCCATCTAAAACTGAGAATTATTATCATGAGTCTTTGGAAAGAGGAAGAGAGTTAGAAAAATCTATTGGTGATGCCGCAGATTGGGCTAAAAAGATCCAAAAGGATCTAAATGAAAAAATTACTCTTTGGCTAAAACTACAAGTTTTAGGCACTGATGGTCAATTGCCAGATTCGATTAGACCAGCCAAATATGCTAAAGTTGTAATTGACTTCATCAAAGAAATGAAGAAATTGATGGATGAAGTAGTAGCAGTCATCTCAGCTATGATCAAAATAGCCCAGATGATTATTGCTATGATCAACCGATTTAAAGCGATGATTCAAAGCATCCTTAATGCTTTAGCAAAACTTATTGCAGCAATCTGTAATTGGAATCTTCCCACTCTCCCCTCTATCCCAAATCTTTTTGGAAATCTAGTATGGGGATTTAACGGTTTCAATATTGGAAAAGTAGGCAAGATCACTTTTGATGCAAATTTTGCTTTCAGTCATTGCCAAATTAAAAAACCCAGTTTTAATGTATTGAGCAACTATCCTTCTCAAGTAACTGGAAGTGACGGATTAGTTTATGGTCAGCAATTGTTTAACCCCCCTCTTGGTGGTATCATTGCTACTCCAACTAACCTCAAAGATCAGTATTTTGCGGCTGCTTACTTAAATCCAGACAGAAACTACACACCTATCTTTGTTCCCTCCTTCAATCAAAATACAGATATGGTTGGCTCTCTTCCAAAAGCCTCAACAATCGCGTCTAATTACTCTTTATCTCCTATCGACTATGCTCAAAATGCAATATCTTTAATTTCTAATCTAACTCCTTTTATTCCTAAAACTACAGATGCAGACTACGATTCTATTGACGAACCCAATGACCCATTTATCACAACAGACATCACACCAGCCACCACTCTTCGTAGACAAGCCCTACAAACCGGATTTGGATCTTATGTAAATCTAGGACAAGTAGTAGATTCTGGCTATGATTTAAATCTGACTTCAGTATGGGTTTTATACCTCAGTCGCTCTCTTTCAGCTAGAGGGGGACAATGGATTGCAGAGTTCAAGGATCTTTATAATCAAATTATTCTGCCTACAGTTACACAGCTTCAAACAACAAATGTTCCTTACAATTCCTTCGGAGGGACTACAAAATCCTCCCCTACGAGCTTACCATTAATTGATCATTTTATAACAATCACTGATGCTGGAACATTAAATAACCTCTATTGGAGACTATCTTTCATAGAAGCAAGTCTTTTAGGTTATCCTAGAAACCAGAGATGGGATTCTTATGCTAATGGCTTTTTGTCTACAGTCACAGGTAGTGATTTAGATTTTTCTATTATTCCAATCTCAGCAGAAACCACCCCAATAGTGCTTTCTTCCAATGGATTAGCTACTTATCCACAACAGATTTTAGTTCCCATTTCCCATTTGAGTTTGGTCACTCAAGCCATTGCAGTGGGGGTTCAGAGCATAGCTGATCATCCTGAATGGAGAACCGCTAACTCTCAATTTCGTTATATTTATGACCAATTTGCTAATGCCACAGAGGTAGATCGTTATTCTCAATTCTGGAGAGAATGGACTAGTAATTTTAATGCTTCTCTCATTTCTGAGGTTAACAATAGGACATTAAATTATTGGCAGTCTATTGATTCCCAGGTAAATCCGCTAGGTGATAGCACCCTATCAAATTATATTCGTATTGATTCACAAACTCGCAATTCTTCTTGGGCTCCCGGTGATGGACTTTTAAATCTTCCGAAAGAGCTTTATGCAGACACTACCCCCAATTGGCAACCCAATAACTCTAATAATGGTTGGAGTGGAGAGGCTTTTGATGCCACTGTTTTCCTAGCTAGACCTGACATTCAGGCTCTTCCCGTCACTACACAGATGGCTATGACCGATCTTAATAAAGCATACGCCTCTATCCTAGTCTATCAACAGCAAGCTCTAGAGGCCATGAATACCCAATTAACTTCTGTTCAAAATGCTATCACTGCAACTTCAACTTACTCCGGATTTCAAGTAGAATCTACAGCTACTATGACTTTATCGGGTGGGAAGACCCTACCTCTCACCTTACCTTCTGTACAATTCGATTATACAAATAATGTAACCTCACCCACATCATTTACTATTCAGACTGCTGGAGATTATTCAATAGCTGGTGCAATAACTACCGGAACTTCTTTGACCCCAAGTGTGATTGAAGTTGATATGATTGTTAATGGAGTTACAGCTTTATCCGCTTCATCAGACAAAACAATTAACTCCTCCACTATAAACCTGTCGGGCACAGTAACCCTTGCCGTTGGAGATATTATTACTTTCCAAGTGACAAATAATGGCTCCTCTTCTATTGATATTCTTAACTCAATAATTTCTTGTATGGCCTATATTGCAGCTTCTTCAAATGTAAATATAGTAGTCACTGAGCCAGGATACCCAATTGGAGTTGACTCGTTATCTGCTGCAACGGCTGTAGAGATTAATGACAATGGTCAGATCATTCCCATTCATCCAGAAACAAATACTGCTATCACTCCTTGGTTTGATGGGGTCACACTAACTAGTGGGACACTTAATCAAACTGTGGCCATATCTTTAATATATGGCACTACTTATACCATTCCTGATGCTCACTTTACCGAAGGATCTAACTTATACATTGGAGCCAATGGGGTTTTAACAGAAGATTTTTCGGCTGTTCAATCCTCTTGTAGATGGATAATTGGAGTAGGAAAAGCCGTGTCAGGAACAGAATTTATTTATGAGCCACAACTACCTATGGACTCCCAATCTGGCGGAGGAGGTGGTGGCTCATATCTCGTACCCTCCTTCTCAAGCTTCTTCATTGATTCTCAGAGTAGCTCTTTGGAAGTTGGAGCAACTAGTAATGCTAATCCGACCTTTGTTTGGACCATTGCTAATGCCTCTAACACCTCACCCAACACTATTGATATTTCTGACATAACAGCCTCAATCGTATTGGCAACTGGAATTTCAACTACCTCGCCTCATGTTTCTACCTACGGGGGAGTTACTAAAACTAGTATTAGTTCTGAAACCTTCTCAATTACCGGAACTAATACCCACGGCTCCCCGTTCTCTGGTAGCTTCACTATTTCTTGGTATGATAGAGTTTATTATGGTGAAAGTGCCACAGATCCTCTAAACGCCTCCGGAATTACTGGACTTCGTGCTAGTGGATTACAGCCCTCCTTTGCTGGAGTTTATTCCTTCTTAGCCTCTCCAAGTGAGTATAAATATCTATGTTTCCCTGTATCCTTTGGAACTCCATCATCGTTCAAAGATCAAAGCACTAATTTGAATGTCCCATTTAATAATCCTTATGTAGTCACAGTGACTAACACTTATGGTGTGGTTATAACTTATAATGTTTTCCGCACATTCTATCCGATTGGTGGAGCCATTAGTGTGGTGGTGGCCTAATGAGTGATTTTCCCGGTGGAGTAGAGGTCGCGGGGTATATATCCCCAACAGCTTTATCTGACACTTTTCCAACACATGACTCCCAATTTGGTTTAGGTGGTGGTCACGAAGTAACAGATGAGACTGCTCGTAATGCCATACCCGCTACTCGTAGACGCGAGGGCATGACCTGTTATACTCAAAATGATCAACAAACATGGCAACTTCAAGGTGGTATCCTTGATATAAATTGGGTCAATATAACCGGACAGACCGGAGCCACTGGATTATCTGGAGCCACTGGCGCTGTAGGCGCGACTGGCAACTCAGGTCCAACCTCAACTATTACAGGTATGACCGGTAATTCCGGTGGAACCGGACAGACCGGAGCTACAGGACAGACAGGTCTAAGTGGAGCCACTGGCGCTGTAGGCGCGACTGGCAATAGCGGACCTACTTCAACTATTACTGGTATGACCGGTAATTCCGGTGGAACCGGACAGACCGGAGCAACGGGACAAACTGGATTATCTGGAGCCACTGGCGCTGTAGGCGCGACTGGCAATAGTGGACCTACATCTACAGTAACTGGTATGACAGGAAATAGTGGTGGAACAGGACTAACCGGTAACACTGGAAATAGCGGTGCTACTGGTTCTGTAGGTATGGCTGGAAATAGTGGTCCTACTTCAACAGTTACTGGTATGACTGGTAATAGCGGTTTTACTGGATTAACTGGTATGACTGGTAATAGTGGTTCTACAGGTGCAATAGGAGCTACTGGTAATTCTGGTGCAACTGGCCCAGCTTCAACTGTTACAGGAAATACTGGACAAACAGGAAATACTGGAGTTACTGGGGCTACAGGTAATACAGGAACAGCAGGTTCTTATACAATAGCTAATGGAGTATTATTAGGAAATAATACTGGAACTACTGGTGTTCCATATGGTATATCATTAGGAACTAATTTATCATTCTCTGGTTCTACATTAAATGCATCAGGTAGTGGAACAACAACTAATGCGTTAACAATAGGTAATGGTTTATCAGGTTCTTCATTTAATGGGTCATCACCAGTAACTATAGCTGTATCTGCTGCTAATAATACAACTAATGCAACTTATTATCCAATATTTGCTACAACACAAGGAACTTCTGTAATATTAGGGACTAATGCTGGTTTAACTTTTAATCCTTTTACTGGCGCTGTCTCCATGGGTGCGCTCACGGCGACGAGTGGGGCGTTCAACCACGCTGCCTATCGCGGGGGCGTTGTAACGATTAGCGATGTGAACCGCACAGCCGCCTCTGCGCTTGCCAATTTCCATGTCACCACCAGCACCGCACAGGGCATAGACATTGGTGGGTCCATCGGAATGGGTGGGCAGGTTGGTGGTGATGAAACTCCCCTCGCCTACATTTCTGGGCGCAAGGAAAATTCATCCTCTGGAAACTACGCTGGCTATTTCGTGGTGCATGTCCAGGACTCCGGGGCCACGGTTTCTGAAGCCTTCCGCATCGCGTCCACTAAAGCCGCCACCTTCGCGTCCTCAGTCTCCATGGGTGCTCTCACGGCAACCGGCGCGTCTCTATACAACGCTTCAAACGCCGCCAGTATCCTGACCATCGGAAATCCTACGGGTGGTCAGAGTAGCCTGGATTTTAGACCATTCATGAATACGTCCACCTGGGCGAACCCAGCCCAGGCGCAGATTCGAGCGATTGATGCGGGGGTCTACGGTGGGCGAATGATCTTCGCCACCAAGCAGAACGGCTCTATCGGGGCAGCCTTAACGGACGCACTCACTATTTGGGAGAACCAAACCGCCACCTTCGTGTCCTCCGTCACCATGGGTGCGCTCACGGCTACCTCCGAGACGATTTCCGGCCTCGCCACCTGGAACGGTGGCGGAAGCCTTGCGGCGGGCTACGGCATCGCCATCGGGGACGGGGCGCCGGGAGGCACCACTGGCAAGCTCTATTCGGTAGCCACCAACCAGCTCATGTGGAATGGCTCC